TACGTCTGCACCACCGCGACCAGTTGCTACGGCTCTTGAGCCGATTGTCTTTGCCATGATATACTCCTAGGGGGTTACCCTATATTATAAATTTAGAGAATTAGAAGCAAGTTGTTTTAAGAAAGCGTCTTGATCAGCTTTACTAGATCCTTTAGCAAATGCTTTAGATCTAATTGTATTAGCTTTATCAGTAGCTTTCTTTTGAGGAGACTTAGGTTTCTTAGTAGGAAGTGCTTTCTTTGTGGGTGTAGTCTTTCGCCTAGCAGCCCCTTTAGTTGTACTTTCTTTTAATCTCCTAAAATCATCAACGAATTTAACTATTCCGGGATCTGTAATTCGATCTAAAGCTGTGGCATCAATGCCTTCACTTATAGCAAAATCACGTATCTTAGTAGCTATATTTTCGTTAAAGTCTGGTATCATAGTAGGAATTGTATCTTTAAAGTGTTTAACTTCTTTTTCCCAATTCTCTTTAGCAATTTTTTCTCGTTGCTCTTCTACTGCTTTTACCATTCCTTCACGTTGATTTCGAACAGTCCAATATTCTTTTTGAATTTGTTCTCGTTTATCTTTTAATTCGTTAACTTCGTAAGTATCACCATTATCTCTAGCTTTTTCAATTTTACTTTCAACATCATGATAATCTTTTGCAAGTACCTCTTCTCTTTGTCCAACAATAGCAGAAGTAGCAGTTACAACTTTTTCAAGTTCTGTAATCTTTTCTTCTCTCTCACTGTCCAAAGCTTTACGTGCTTCTCCGAGTTCACGACCCTTTTTAGAAAGACTTTGTTCGGTAGTGTAACCTTTAAGTAGGTCACCAAAAGATACTTCAGTTTCTTCACCATCAATTTTGACAGAAACTTTTGCATCTAAATCAAGATCATCAGCAGTGTAAACAGAGTCTTCTTGGGTAGCGACTTCTTCAGCGGCATCCTCACCTTCGTTTACTTCTTCTTCTGACTCAACTTCCTCACCTTCATCTTCACTAACGGCTTCTTCAGTGTCTTGGTCTTCTTGTTCTTCTGATTCCACCGGGCCATCTTCGACAATCTCCTCATCGGGTAGCGGTACAAGTCCAGCTTGTTGTGCAAGCTCAGACCCTCTCATTACAGCATCCAGAAGTTGTTCTTCAGATTGACCATCAACTTGAACGTCATCCATTGGGGGTAGAGATTCTTCGTTGTCCATTTATTAACCCTCCTTCTTTTTAGGGGTAGGTTTTTGTTTAACTACTTTTTCTTTATAGATAGGTAGTATCTTGTATAAAGCTAAAATTTGATCAGAGTTCATCTTCATTTTACCAGAAGATCTCATTGAGTCATGCTCAAGAGTATTTATTATATCTTCACAATTTTCAACTAAAATATTGTAATCTATTGTCCTCGACATTTAGTCCTCCATGTCTTTTATGTAAGGTATATTTTTACCTAATGTTTCTACTGCAATTAATCTTGCCTTAACATCTCCAAGTGCTAATGCACTGTTATATATAAACTCACGATGTTTAGATTCGTGAGGAGCAGTCTTTAACCACTCAACAAAATAATCTGCTAGTAAATCTCCGTATGCTCTATCGAAGAAGTATTCCCTTTCACGAGAAGAAAACTCTGCATTTTCCAGAGCTTCCTGTGCAATTATATCGGGGTGTACTTTATCGCCCAGCTTCTTCTCAGCTGCTCTACGATATTTTTCCATACTATTAAGTTACTAGTGTTAAGTAAACAATCTCTCCAGACTGCGCTGCAGTTCCGTGAGGTGTTGATAATACTGTAAGTGTTGTAGCACCATTGTTTAAACCTGTAATTAATTTAAAACTTTTAGCATCACAATACTGATCGGTTAAAACAACTGATCCTGCTGTAGATACTTTAAATGTTATTGGTGCGTCACTATCATTTGCGACTATTACTTTACCACCGCCAGATCCACCAGCTGTTGTAATTGTGCCTGATTGTGTACCGCCTACACCTGCGGCTGTTAATGTTACTGTTGCCATTACTAAGCTCCTGTTTGTTGTTGTTGTGCTGGCTGTGGCTGTTGATTTAATTCAACTTCACCAATTAATTGTTTAGCCATCATAAGTATTTGCGAGTAATCAGGACGCGGAGGTAACTCCACACCTTCTTTTTCTGCTTTAATTTTAAGATCACTCCACTCTTGGAAATGTCTATCTATAGATACTGCAAGTTGTTTAGCATTATCATCTGTTGTGTTCTTAGTTTGAGCCATAGTAAACTTAACATTTGCTTCATTTTGCATAGCTTCTGTTTGAGCTTTCTTGTCTTCTAACTGAGATTTCTGTTGTGCCATCTTAGATTGTTCTTCAATAGCAGCAGCAGCTTTTTGTTTAAATTCATCTGTAGTGTAATCTTCTAAAAAATCATGAGAGTCAACTCCTAAAGATTCTATAACTTTAGTTGCTAATACAGCAGGTGCTTCTGGTTTTATAACCATACCTTGACCTTGACTGTTTAATCCCGGAAGGATCTCATTACCTATTTTTGCATATTTAGATAACAGATTACTATTAGAGTTTTCACCTAAGTCTAAGAATATATCACAATCCATTTCTGAAGGTAAATCTTTTGGGTTTATAGAATAGAATACACCACCTTCCATCATACTAATTTTACGATTAATACAATCTTGCATAGTTAAATATACACCTTGTACTAATCTTTTTAAACCAGTTTCAGCAAAACGTCTAGCAATATGTTGTATACGTTTTTGGGATGCTGATTGAACAGCTGCCACTTTAGCTTCGGAATTTCCAGAAACATATAATGTATCGTTTAAACCTTGAGCCGCTTTACTCATACCAGTAGCTTGTTCTTTTATTGTTTGCAAATGCTGTAATAAAGGAACTGTTCCAGTAGATATAACTTCAGGAGGTAGTGTAGATACTGCACCATTAGGATTTCCATTTGTAGGTATGATTTGTTTAGGTCGCATATTTTGCAACGCTGAAAAATCAACTACATTAGGATCAGCTAATTTAGGTGAGTAATTAGTTAGATAAGTATTTTCTACAAATCCACGTAGTATAGCTGTTGATGCAAGAGTAGAACTCCTTGTAAAGTCAGCCATTGATAAACCATAGAATTCGTGTGGTATATCTATAGGTGTAATAGAAGCTAATGGTATCATATCACAATCTTCTTCTAAAAGAATATGATCACCTGCAGTCATAATACGTTTTAATTCTGCAATACCATCTCCATCTCTATCTACATTTATCCAACACTCTGTAACTGTAACCATTCTATTAGCTTCTAAAGGGTATGTATCTCCAGACCTAGCACCTTTCCAATACTCTTGACCTGTTACTTGTTTACGAGCTGACACTTCTTCAGAATATCCAGTGGCTCCTAACCAACTTTCATAATCATTAAGTTCATCCCATTCTTCATCAGAAAGATTAGAAGATATTTCAGGAAAATACTTTCTTATTTCTGATCTTGTCATTTCAGATTGTATACCTACAAAAGATGCGTCTTCTATAGTTGTAGCATCACGAGATATTCTAAATGCTTCTGGAGGTATGTTATCTATTTTTACTCTAGACTTATCAATTTTACGTCTAGTTCTAACATTAACATACATTAACTGTGCATTTGCATCTGGTCCACCAAAAGGATCTGATTCACCAAATTTATTTTCAAATTCTAAGTCACCAATAATTTCTATATTTTCATCAGCTAATAATATATCAAGTCTATCTTGATCTATCTCTTCATACTCTTCTATTTTATAATGATAGTCTTCTATATAGTCCCATCTTATTACTCCATTCTTCCAAAGCAATGCAGATTTAAACCAAGTTTGTAAAATCTCCCATCCTTTATTCTGTTTAAACAAAGCATAATTAGTTACCATAGACGCATTTCTAGCTTGTTTGTACGAACTTGCATTATCATCTATTGGAATAAACCTTGCTAATTTTTGATTAGCTAAAAATAAATCTGATAATACAGCAGTATACGCTTCTACCACTTCTGTAGTAGATGTGTCTACAATAGTAGATACGCCTTGAGGAGCTAAGTGTAGCTCTGGAACTCCTGCGTATTCATATGTAGATCGTTGTCTTTCTCTTTGTAAATCAGAAGAGTTTAACCAATCACCAGTTGTATCCTGAACACCTGACTCTATTAAGTTTAATAATTGTTCATCAGTTACTTTTTCTTTATATCCTGTACTATCCATTCACTGAACCTCTCGACCATGTTGTACTTTTTTCTGGTTGTAAATCATCTACAGAATATTTACCTGCTTTTGGCATTTCACGTACTTCTTCTTCTTTACTTTCTTCTTTAGGCTCTACAGCCTCTTGTATATATCTTGACATAGTAACCTCCTAGGTTCTATCTATCTAACAGGCTACTAGCCTTATTCTGTGGTGGTCTATCCGCTAACTACCACCGGAGTCGTGAGGACATTGCGGAAACCTAATCTGAGAGTGGGTTATCCAAAGCTTCTTGTAACCTTTCGATTAGCTTGTCTTCTAACTTCCTCATGTTAGAATCTATTCTTTCTTCGGTTTCTCTCATTGTATTTCTTACATCTTTCTCAGTCTCTCTATTTAAAGATTCAACTTCTCTGAGAGATGCAGTGGTATCTTTTTGTAATTCATTCATTGCACTTAACATACTTTCTAATGATGCATCTATTAGAAGTTTAGTATTCTTAATGCTGTCTTCAGATTTATCTACTTTAGAATCTATCTTATCAATGTAACCTTCCATCTTTAATATATCTTCTCGTAGATCCTCTTTTATATCTCGTGTATAGTCTATTGCTTTATCTAACTTTGTCTGCACTAATATATTTTCAGATTGTATAGAGTCAATATCTATATTCTGAATAATCTCTTTCATGTCCATGTAGTCTTTGTAAAACTCAAAGCCTCCCCATAGTCCACCACCTAGTGCTGACACGATTGGTACAATAAGCATGAGTTTCCCACCTTTTATGGTGGCTCCTCCAACTTCTATCTCTGTTGCCATAATACCCTCCTAGTTTTCAAAGGATAAACTTCTTAATTGATTTATCTCTTGTTGTAATTTCATAACTTCTAACGATTTCTTTTGAAGTTCAAGTTCATAAAGTCGGTTACAATCAATACGATTCTTAGCTCGCTTTCCAAGCGGTATAGTTATCCTAGAGTATACTCCGATGTCTCCAACTTGTTGTCGGCCACCAGTGATCCCTCCTTGTATAATACCTGTAACTCCAAACTCTATATTAGTAGCAGAGCCTATAGCATTACTACAATCAAGTTCACCAGCACGAAATTTGTCTGCTTGAAAATTAGAGTTAGAGTTTGGTATTGACAGATTCAAAGAATTAGATGTTGAGTCTGCATAAGTTGTAGTATAACTACAGCTAGAAATCATGATGGCTAACAAAAGTATTAAACATATTTTCATTTACCTATCCTTTATTTTTGAACAAATCCTCGAAGTAATTAGAGTAATCTGATCAGTCCCCTTAAATAGTTTTGATTGTGTACAAATATAAACTACTTTATCTACATCATTAGAACGTATATAAACATCAAAGAATTTAGTTTTATTAAAACCTATATTTATTGTTTTATATTCTGAAGCAAAAGGTATAGGTTCCCAATCAAATGTAAATACTTCTATTGTATAATATTCAACATCCTCTCTTCTATTAAATAGTTTCATAGTTGTTACTGACACACCATCTACATAAGATGGTTTTAACTCTATATAAGTTGGTGTCATTTCGTGAGCATATAGTTTTGTACACATAACAAAACATAAAGCTAATATTATTTTGCTATACATTCTGCTTTAATTAATGCTGTATAGTTACCTGCTGGTAGAGATTTAGTACTACCATATTGTGCAGTTGACTCTACAGTAAACCATGTGCTACCTGCAAGTGTCATATTAAATTCTGTTACATTATTATAAGTAACTTTAGCTGCTTCATATGCTGACATACCTGACACAGATACCTGCCCTACTTTTGTTTGTCCTGTCCATGCGACTGCATCTGTCAAAGTTGGACTAGATGAAAAACTATTAGGATGTGTAAATCTTGTTTTATAGTAATCAGCCTGTGCAATATCTACACGTATGCTTGCTATTACTCCACCATCAGCTGGAGTTGTTGTTAGTTTGTATGGAAGTGGGTGTCCATATACACCTGATGTTTCTGTCCATATTGAACACTTAGGTTCTACTATACCTGTAATAGGTGAGTCAACTGCCATTGCAGCAGTGGCTGGCATTAAGAACGCTAACGCTGTTATTGTTTTAATATCCATGTTATCTCCATTCATTCATATTGAGATCGAACCATTGTTCTATGAACCTTATCTTGTGCAAGGTTTCTCAATGCTTTAAAATTATCTATAATAATACCATCTTTCAACTCAACAGTTTCTTCATAAGTTCCACCGTTTATCGTTGCTCCATAGTATCCATCTAGGGTTCCTGCCGACATCATCTGCGTCATCATTAATAACTGTCTTGTTGGGTTCGCAATTTGTTCAGCCGCACCTGCTATCGCAAGTGCTTTCTCTATTTTTAACTCTTGTTCTTCTTCTTCCTCTTTATCCTTTTCTTCTTCTACATCTTCTTCCTCTGCAGTTTCT